ACGCCCAGCACCGTAAAAAGTACCCGTGTAATAAGTGTATGGAGAATAGGTTCCTATAGTAAGAGACTGTGAGTCTAGCGAACTAGAGGCCCCATACCACTCGTTAAACGACATGGTTGCCTGAGATGCTTTACCAATCAGCCCACGGATGTCGCTATTGTTTATCTGGCAGTTAGTACCTGTTGTACCTCCTGCTTCAATGTGTATTTCATTAAGACTAATCGCGCCTGACGTTGGTAGAGCCATCAGTCACCTCCTTTCAACTCGTCAATCTCTGCCTTGAGTTCCTTAACAACATCCCACAGGACACTGACCATTCTTGAGTAATCAAGTGTCAGTTTTGTGTCTAATAATTCTCCGGTTTCTGGGTCATGCTGATCATTCTCAATAACGACCTCAGTTAACCCTGCGGCCTGAACATCTTGCGCTATAAACCCTATGTCATGCTTACCATCTTCAATCCAGTCAAACCTCTTAGCGTCTATTTGATTAAACATTTCCATTGAGTTTCCAATGGAGGTAATGTTTTCTTTAAGTGATGCATCAGAGTAAGCCGCTATGTTAGCTCCAAATATTGCATTGTTGTTGGTAAGATCAATCTCCAGAGGCCACTTACCATTGACCTGTGTCCACGTTGTCGTGTCAACACCGCCCCTCAGTACATAAAACCTATCTGAGTTGCAGTGGATCATTGACGAGTTGTGATCTGTGTCTCTTAAAAAGATTGTGGGTGATGCACTTCTAATTGCGATATTAGAGGATTGAGTAAGTGATGTACTTATAAACCCAGAAGCCTGTACTCCGTCAAGAGTGTCTGCATCAAGACCAGAGCCAGAGCCATCGTTACCTGCATGCCATACCTTGTGCTTTACTGCACCAATTGACCATCCTCCCCAGAATAAATCATTTGTCGTACCATCTAACCCAAAGTAACCCGCGACATCACCGCCAACATGAAACGTCATAAATGCGTCTGCATTGACAGTGCTTTGGAAAACCTCTAGGCCCGACATATTTCCATTAGAAGTACCTCCGTCTGTGTTAGAGCGAAAGGTTGTTTTATTGGTGTACGCAACAGTGTCGTTATCTGCATTGTTAAGCATATAGCTTGTGCTGTTTGTCAGGCTAAACTCTGCACCTGTTAGCGTAAGACCAGTGCCAGCGGTGTAGGTCGTGTCAGTATTATTATCGGTACTAGTAATTGTAAAGTTCGGATAGGTTCCTGAGATGCTGGTAGCACCTGCACCTGTCAAAGCGACAGTTTGATCTGGGGCTGTGTTAGCAAACTCAGTGCCTGTTAGAGATAGACCAGAACCTGCGGTATAGGTAGTATCTGTGTCCGTGTTTGTGTCGGTGCTTGTGATCGTGAAGTTAGGGTATGTGCCAGAGATGCTAGTAGCACCCGCCCCTGTTAGTGCGACAGTCTGGTCAGCTTGTGCCGCAGTAGCGTAATCACTGGCAGCTGTAGTTGCTGCTGTACCTAAACCTAAGTTTGTCCTGGCGGTTCCTGCATTAACCAGGTCAGACAGGTTATTTGCTTTTGCTAAAGCATCGGTAAGGTTTCCATAGGCATTAACCCACACAGACCCTTCGTAAACCTTCATGTCATCGGTAGTGGTGTTGAAATACAAGGTACCTGCGACCAGGGCATCACCATCGTTGTCAACTGTAGGGTCGCTGGACTTCTGTCCCAGGTATCTGTCATCGAAAGAATCAAAAGCTGCCAGGGCAGCATCTCTTGCAGCTTCTGCGGCAGTCTGTGCATTACCTGCTGAGTCTGCACTGTCGGATGCGTTGTCTGCGAAGGTAGATGCATTTCCTTCAGAGATGGACGCTTCGTTTGCTTTGGTGGCCGCGATACCTGACTGTGCCGCTGAAGTTGAGGCCGCACTAGATGCCGTAGCTTGGAACCCATCGGCTGCATTCCGACTTACCAGGGCAGCATCTCTTGCTGCCTCAGCTGCAACCTTAGCAGCCTGGGCTTCTGAATTTTCTGTTGCTGCTAATGACTGAGAATCTGCTGCATTTGTTTCTGAGTCTGCCGCAGCGGCTGCCGAGTCTGCTGCCTGGTCCTTGTAACCTTGGAGTGCAGTTACATCTTCAGCAGCTGGGCCGGTACTTGAGTAAAAGGAAGAAGTAGCCATTGTTGCTCCAGGTTAGAGTTGGTACGAAGGACGGATGGTTTGCATGTTGCCGGAGGTTTCAGCGTCATTAGACTGCTCTTGAATCTCGGCCATAAACTGGGTGAACTTACCCTCGAATACTGGTGACCTCTCATCGATGTAGTAATCGCTGGCGTATGTCAGTGCAGCATAAATAATTAGATCACTAGCAACCTGTGCCAGGATGTTCTCGTCGCTGTCCGCTGTCATGTCGATAAACTGAGCATAGTAGTCCAGGCTCAAAGTTCCTGACGATGGGGACGGGCTAATAAGGTAGGTACCTCCCTGGCGACAAAAGTACAAAGGGGAACCCTGCTCACCGTTCTGCTGTCTCTCTAGGATTTCTGGGAGTGTTACCTTGGCCAGCTGCCGACCATCGAAGTACAGGGAGATAGCCTCCAGGAAATCATTGGGCAGGACCACAGAAGTCGTTGGCGATGTGATGCTGTAGTTATACTGCTTCTCCATCGATGGTATACGCAGGGAACGCTGGACCCTGGCAATACCCTGGTCAATAAAGGTATCTGCAAGTGCATCGGTGATGTCGCTGCGATTAAGCAGGGCCTTAAAGTGGATACGTATATTGCCGAGATTCATTCGTTATACCTTTTTCTTTGTGGTCAAAAAGCCGTCCAGGTTTTGCTGCTTTAGTCTGGCGACTATTGTGTGTGCAGGTTCCTGCATCATGTCGAAACCTTCGCGTAGCCATTGTTCGTGGACCGCTACTGGTACCCTGGCGACAGACATGTACTCGCCCTCAGTTTGTCCCAGGCTGTTGCTTCGTTGTTGCTTTAGTTGGTCCATGAATTGAGGTGAGATGTACTGCGAGGTTTCAATATTAAAGTTTTCGTGATCGTTGTCCCGTAACACTTTGTTCTGGACATCGTGAATAATTTGGTCTGACATTTTGCTTCCTTTATAAAATAAAAATGCAGCCAGAGTCACCACTCCCAGTAAGGAGAGCGGAAACCTGGTAGTAATAACTCTGGCCGCAATTAGTTAACTACTGATCAAGAAAGACCAGTAATCATTCCACCATCGCTGAAGTTGCTATGCTTCAAGCTGACTTCGCCAACACAGAAATGAGTGTCAGAGTCGCCATTCTTAGCCAGCAAAGTGCGAGTGTATGGACGCAGTACACACTGCTTCCACATGGATGGGTCGATCATTAGAGCGTGCGTTGAAAGAAGATTTCTATTTATTTGAACCTTCAGACTGCCGAAGGGAGTAATCAAAACTTCAATCGCGTTGGTCAGTGTCTTATCTTGCGAGAAGTCACGCTGACGGTTCGCTGCTGTAGCAAAACCAGCAATGATTGAACTATCGCCAGGCTTAACCATCAGTACAGATGGATCAGAGCCGTTCTCGTAGCACGTCTGGTGCAATGCTAAAACTTTCGCTTCAGTAAGTGCATCAGTAGCGTTGGAGCCTGCATCCAGAGTGGTTGAAATCATCTGAGTTGCAGAAGCCATTTTACGAGCAGCGGATGCTGTGCCAGGTACTGCTGCCTGGTCGACACCCACATATGCTCTTTCTTGATCGAGCTTGATGGCCTTCAGAGTTTTTGCCAGAGCGTATGCGGTCTCCTTAGCGCGACCGTGGGTCTGAACAGCGTCAACAGTTGCAGCAACTTTAAATGCTTCACCGATGATCTGAGTGTTGTTAGACCGCTCAGTTGGCTGACCGATGGCAGTAGTTGCTGCGTCTGCACCTTCTACAAGCGCATTTACGCCAGCCGAACGAATTGAATCTTCTAACCAAGAAAACGAACGGGCTGATACTTTCTCTGACTTGATGGCAGAGGTGAATGGTGTTGAGGTCACTTGTGTTCAAGCAGGGTCGTTAATTCCTGCCCCGTCCCTTGGAGGGACCGCTGTATATTTCTATACAGGTCAGACTATATCTTCACCCTCTCTATATATAAGAGGGGCTAGGTGCTTCCACTCACTTGAGTGTACTCCCTTTCGGGATAGTCGTTGAACCTTCCCCATGTTATGGGGCTCGGCTGCTGATTGTCGGCAGCTACCACGCTACTACGATTTTCCAGCAATTCTCCTAGTTACAATCCCAGATTACTCTGAGACGGCCCAAGTTACTTAGGCGAGATATTTGCAATGGTGGTGCTAACGTCTTCGGCCAATCCTACAGTTGCATATGAGACTAATGTAGCCATGATTTATTACCTTTTGAAAATGAGAAAATTAAAATAAAAATAGAGCATCATTCCCAGCCAGCCATAATCGCATCTGCAATATTGTCGAGGTCATTGCCACCGCTTCTGAGCTTGTCCATGGTCTTCTTTTGACGTTGGGCTTTTATGTCAGCTTTGGTGGGGGGTGCCTTCTTCGATCTCAAAATCTTCTTAGACGCTTTAGCCTTTTTCGCAGTGGCTACCTTTTTGGTTTGGTCAAACAATCGTGCCTTGTTCAGCAACATGATCACATTAGGATCGCTATATTGGTTGACTGCTTCTTCGGGTAATCCCTGGCCAATTGCATAGCTTCGTATGTCGTTATAGAGGTCATTGTTCCAATCAGGGATTTCTCTCTGGAGGACCTTGATACACTCTTTAGCTTCAGACTGTTTTGACTCAGCCTGCTGCTGTTTGACAAACGAATAGAATTGGTCGGCTTCTTCGCTTAGAAATTTAAGATCGTCTTCAGCTTGCTTTGCTTCGGCTCTCAGTGCAGTGAATGACTCGGCATCCATCTGCCTACTGGCAACCAACATGTCGACCTCAGAGTACGGCTTGTACCGTTCCTGGGCTCGACTGAGCATCGCTTGTAATGACGCATCGGCTTTTTGCAGCTGGTCATCGGCCAACTTACGTTGTGATGCAGCTTCTTGAGACTTACGTGTTAAAGATGCTTCTTGACCGTAGAGTCTTTTAAGGTCCTTGATGGATGCCTGCTTAGATTCGCCATCGACAGTAATCTCGACCAGGGTGTCATCGGACAGATCAACTTCTTCTACTTCTTGATCATCGTCCTCGGACTCTTCGTCACTGTCTTCGGTTTCCTCTAATTCTTCGTCAGGGTCCTCAGTTTCCTCATCAGATTCTTCGTCTTCAGTTTCATCTTCGGTTTCTTCAGATTCCTCTACGTCAGTCTCGTCTGTAGATTCATCTGTAGCCTCTTGACTATCTTCAGATAGCTGATCTTCATCAGCGTCTTCCCATTGTCCAAGTATAGCTTCTGCGGCATCGTCTACTGATGCCAGGGGAGAGTCGGAAGTATTATTGACGTTATCAATTGACATGGTCTATTCCTCTTCTGAGCGGCTGTCGCTTGCTCTGTTGTTAATTTCATCACGTACAGCGACACGTTGTTTAATGGTGTCGACTATTTCTGTTACTGCTAAATACTGGTAGTAGGCATGCTGCCTTACAGCTTCATCTTCGGGCTTACTGAAGGCAAAACTTTGGAAGCATTGTTCTACCAGGCTATTGATAATGGCGTTAAAGGAATCACTCTGTAGAAAGTTTTCAGCGTGATCCCCCATGGCGACCATCTTTTCTTCTTCGGTCATTCGTCTCTCCTTAAAAGACTAGGGGTTTAACCATTCGGGCTCGCAATGGCAGTAATCTGTTCAGCACGTTGTGCCAGGACCATTTCGGCAGCGTCAATCTCTTTCTTGTGGCGTAGCTGCTCTTCTTTGAGGTCCATGTTGTCGCTCTGGATAGCATGCTGGTTTTCAACCTTGGCTTTCTCCAACTGAAGTTTCATCTTGCTAATTTCAGCGTCTACCTGGGCTTTCATTTCAGCAACTGCTGTCTGACGTTCCTGTACTTCAAGCTGCTTTTGCATCATTTGCATCTGCAACTCTTGTGCGGGATCAGGCTGCTCTTCTGGCAACTCTTGTGGATTCGTCAGGAATGCACTGACATCCTTGATACCTGTCATGTCCATTGTCCGAGAGATTAGCTCGTACTGATTCTGGGGCTGGTACATTTTGGACAATGAAGGGTCGGAACTTAGTAGCGTGTGCAGTGCCAGGTACTTTTGAGATTCTCGGTCCTGCTCTCCGTAGCCCAGGTGCATTTCAGTAACGACATCGCGCTTCTCTCGCCACTTGCGAGGATCACAGGCCACGTACTCGCCTGATAGCTCAACTATGCGCTCCTGGCTTTCGTTCTCACAGACCAGCTGATAAAC